CATTTCTTATTACATCGTCAATATTTACATCATCATATAACTTGACAACAAAGTCACCTATGGCATTATCGTTGACGTAATTGTATACTTCTAGATCATTATCGACAACAGACTCACCGCTCCCAGACAAATCAATATTTAAAAGTAAACCACCAGACGGATTTGTCTCATGCCCAGTTCCTATAAAAAACAAATCTTTAGACTTTAAGTTGATTATGTTGTCTTCTATTGGGACATTATATAATCTTAAGAACGTTACTTTCCCTTGGAAGCTTGTAGTAATATTTGGATTATAATTATCGTAGTCGCCAATAGATAGTTTGTAATTTACTGTCGAACTATCTGATGATAGAATTGAATTTGCTGCCTGATAACTGTTATGAGATAAATTGCCAGTTTGACTTAAGCCTAAGATATACTCAAACTTTTCAGTAAGAACGTTAAACTTCTTAACAAGACATACATGATTTAAAGAGCCATTCAGTAAATTATAATTCTCAATTTTAGAATTTTGTTCTACACCATCAATAAACATCTTAACATCACCATACTCGACGCTTTTATTTTTTCTTTCGAAAACAATGTTAATATACGGTGTTGCATTGATACTATTATCTGCTTCGACATTATCAATTCTAAGAATTGATTGCTTATTGTCGTACATTTTTAAAAACTTTTTACTGTACCCACAATAAATCTCTACTGTGAATTCATTTTTTGCGTTAAAATCATTTGCTGTGCTAAAAGTTTTTGAATGCATAAAAATTTTGTTTAAAGGAAAACCAGTATTAGAATCGTAAGTTGTTGCACTAAATTTATTAATATGACCGTTAAAGTCAATAAATTTTATTCTTTGACTTTTTTCGTAAAATTGATTTTTAAGATTTAGTCTGTTTTGCCCAGTACATTCCTTTATTCGAATAAATTTATCTGCTTGTAATCCGAAAGAATTAAATACAGACTTAATACTTCTATGTGTCCCCTTAGACATCAAATAGTCTTTAGAATTTAGCATAAATCTTTTCCAAAGAATGTTTTGAATTTGTCTTATGTTCAATGTTGACATGACTTCGTCATAAGACAAATTTTTTCCATTTAATTTCTGGCTTAAAGGAAAAGCATACAATTCTCTAAATTTAAATCCAAGTTGATTAAGTGCAAAAGGTAATATCATACCATCTATCTTTTTGTTTTTAGCCAATGTATCATAATTTAGATTCAATATTTCAGACAGATTATCAATGTACATCTTTATTTGGTCGAAAAATCTTGCCCAAATAGATAAAAGCTTTATTATTTCTTGATTTTGACTTCTTTCATGCCCAAAAGTCTTACTAGATTTTTTTGTATTTTCATTAATATAGATAAGACTTGTGTTGTCATAATCAGATCCTTCAAGAAAAATGTTTTTAGGAAAAAGTTTCCAGAAAGAATTAGGGTTTATCAAGTCGTACTCTTTAGCATTTTCTAAAAGTGTATCTTTATTAGTTTGCGAAAAATAGGAAAATAAAACTGGGTTATATGACTCTTTTTCGTATTTTAAAGGAAAAGTATTATTACTTACAATGCCGTTTCTAACGTAACCATCAATACTTTCAACAGATCCATTGTTTATTTGTTTTACTTCACCATGGAGCTTGTTTCCTGAATAGTCTATTACTATGCTATTGTTCGCATATGTTCCTGACGGCTCGTTCATTCTAAAGTATAATACTAATCCTTCTTGCGAATGAATATTTTCTCTTGTTTCTTCTAAAATTTTAGTTTCACTTCTTTGTTGATTGACAAAAAACCGAAATTCGTCTATTAATCCGTTAAAACCCCCTTTAGTAGAGTCATTGCTGTTACCAATAAAAATATCTGCTTGATTGAATTCGGCAGTGTTGAAGTCTAGAGAGATTTCGTTAATAGAAAAGTTGTATTTTTTCAATTTCCCGTCAACATAAACTTTAACAGATTTTTGTGCTGCTGTATCTTCTTCAACAACAAAGCTTATATGCTGAAAATTGTTTGTTTTCAAAGGAAAAGAATACAATTTGCTATCATTTTCACCTTTTGAGACTTCAATGTTGATATTACATGTATTTTTTTCTACAATATAATTTGATGTATAAATCCTAAAGCCCTGATGACTGTTATACTTGTGAAATACCCATTCTTCACTTTCCGAGGTGTAATTTGCGTCAGAAAAAGGGTTTAACCAGAAGTCAAAGTTAAACCCTTTTTCTCCTGGGTTGAAGTTGTTTAGAAATTTACTTCCTTCATAGTCACTTAAAAGATGTCCTCTTTTGTCTTTTAAGAATATGCATCTATTGTTTTCAAAATGCATATAGTTTAATGACTTTGCAACTTTTGTATCGAGAACAAACTTTGTAAATCCATCGAGCTTTTTAATATATTGGCCTAGACTATGCTTTGTAGAATCATAAGGGAAGTCACTAATTGTTTTCTCAAACGAATAATAAACTTTCTCTACTGCAGAGTCAAAAAAAACATGCTCAGCAAAATTATCGTAGTCGATACTTTCAATTTGCTGTGTACTTATGAACCCATCATAACCATCTAATCTTTCAAAAAACTCTGAGTTTCCACTTAAGTATAAGTCTAAAAAAGTTTTAAAGTCTTTACTTTCAAGCAAGTTGTTAGATGTAACATATTTATTATTTGACCTTTTCTTGTTAGAGTCAAATAGAGAATTTGCTACGATATGACGACTAGGCAGGTTATTAATCATTGTACAAACCTTATTGTAATATTATCATTAGCAACTATTTTTGATAGTCCTGTAATTGGGTCTTTATATTTGAATTTAAAATTAACTCTTTTATTAATAAAATTTTCTGTTGCAAAAAGATTTAGTATGTAGTGTTTACCATTAAAATTAAGAAGTGTAAATTCGTCATTGTTCTCAATTAACGTCATCCCAGAATCGACGTCGTACATTTCATATGTTATGAAACCCAAATCTTCAGAGTAGAGTTGTGATGCAACATTTACAGATTTGTATTGTTTGTTTATATCTACAAAGCTGGTTTTAAGAGAAATAGTTGAATTGTCTGCTTTTAATTCTCTTTGCAATAAGTCAATTGATACTCTAATGTTTCTATTACTAAAAGATATTTCGTTAATATCACTTTCTGGCAAGTAAAATTTAACTGTTTCATTTTTTATTAAAGTTTCAATAGCACCATCATCGTAATAGTATCTAAAGTTCAATGAATTATAACCGAATCTTTCAAGGTTACTTTGAAAGGCTGTATCGTTAATTTGCTGTGTTATATCTGAGTCGTTTATTAAAAACTTTTTAATTCCTGTTACTTTATCACCTTTATAATTATAGATTGAAGAACCAGTATAGGTTAAGTCTATTAAATCACTACCAGAAGAATCAGAATAAGTTACGTCTAGTTTTACATCTACTGCATCAATAAATGATTTTAATGTATTACCTTTTGTATTAAATAAGAAAAAGTTTTCTTCGTTATTAAAGTATCTTTTCTTTTCAATGATAACATTTTCAATTTTTGTATCTTTAACATACAGCTGTAATTGTGGTATGTTTGATTTGTTTTTTAAGTTTCTGCTGCCAAACCTTTTTACGAAATATGTATATATGTCAAACAAATAATCATTATCAAAATATAACACAAAAGAAGACTTATCATAGTTTGCAGTTTCTTTAAAATACTCATGTAAATAATTTGTAATATCAATCTTTAAGTTTTCTGTGCCATTTTCAAAATAAAATTCAAACGAAGTATTTTCCGGGTTCAGAGTATCAACAAATAAATCATCTTCCGAGACAATTCCTTCATTTGTCCATGTTAAGCTGTTTTTGCTATCTATTGTTTTAAAGTTAGCATCATCTAGATCAGAGAAGTGAACAACATCTCTACCAAGACCTTCTTTAAAGCTGCTTTCAAGTAATCCTAACTTTAACTTAAAGTCATTAGGTCTCGTCGACGATTTTCCTACGTCTCTGAGATTAATATATGCTCTAAAGTCATCTTTACTATTAAAAACAGAATTTACGATATTTCCAGCACTTAAATGCTTATCTTTTAGATCTTCAAGATTAAACTCTATTAGACAAGCACTGTGCTCAAATCTAATAAAATCTTTACTCTTAATTCTTTCGCCTGCAACAACAGAAATAGCTGTGTCACCAGAAACTCCAGGATTTACCTGTTTTAACAAGATGATATTACTATATAATTTACTTGATGTAATGTCAAAGTCTAAAACTGCGTTAATTATATTAATTGTATTGTTTAGCGTCGTTGCTAAATCATTAGCTATAGCAATGGAAACGTTTCCATTGACAACAACTGTGTTATCATCATATTCAAAAGTCTTGCTAGTTCCAGATGAATCAATTAATGTAATCGTATCACCATCATTTGGATTAGTGACGATTTCTATTAACGCTCTTGCTCTAGAATTACTGTTTTCACTAGCAACTTTAAACAAATCTAGTGTAGAAGACTGGCCGACATTTGCGTCAATACCTTTGTTGATACCAACCTCAATATCGGTTACATATGTATCTTTTGTAGGATTTTGTATTATTATCATGTTTTCCTCGCTAACCAGTAATAACTTCGATATCTTCTTGATACTTTAGCTGAAATATGCCTCCTCTAGGTGAGTAGAGAATGCCCTCTTCGTAATTTTCTATCGAAGAGAAGGAATTGTCATTATAAGTTCTATTTCTAGAAATATTATTATTGTTGTTTTTTGTCCTTACTATATTTTTAAAATTAGAAGATATAGTAAGGACACCAGGTGTGTCTAAAGCAATTTTTACTATTTTGTTTACATTAATTGACTCACCAATTTGAAGCTTTTCAAACATCATAAGTGTAAAAATCTTATCTTTAACGTCTGCAACAACTGTTGCTGAATCATGATTACTTGAAACTTTAACTTTTAAGAAAACACTTATATTGAAAACTTTTGCGTCAACAATATTAAAGGTATCTCCTATGATTCTAAATTCATTTATAAAATTTGATATATTAAATTTTAGTGCATCACTTGCATTAACGTAGTTTGAGTTTAAATCTTTACATATTACGAAAAGATCTTTTGCGTTTTTTGTATGTGTATTGTCTAGAATCGATGCTTTACTTATTCTACCAAAATCAGATGGCATACTATATAACCTTGCAAGCAAGTCTTCATGATTAACAATTCTTGACTGCATTTTCATTGCTGAAGGTATTGCTGATCTTAATTCTTCGAGTGACAACGGATCAGTTCCTCCAACTGCTTTATCTTTGTTTGTAATAGACATAGAATTTATTACAATAATTGCAGTTGCATCAACGTTTTCCAGTTCAGGAAAAGAATAGTTCAAACTAGAAAATTCTGATATGTCTCTTGCTAATATGTTGTGATCTTGTCCTCCACCGTGTATATACTTGATCGTTATTGTTTTGCCAACAGGCGACACACCTAAGCTGGGACTATTTATCAGGTTCTTAGGGTCTAAAGATGTATTGTTAAAATAGTCTCTTGACTTGATAGGTAACGACAACTCTTCAGGGTTTGTTAATAAACCGTCTTCGTTGATTTGATTATTTGCGTTTCCAAATCTTACTGTTGTAAGACCATCTTCATAGTCTCTTTCCAACACATAGCGAAAAGGTGCAGGTCTTACATTGAAATATGCTTCTTTGTTATTGTTTATTTTTTCATAGACTGTATCTTGCGATAGAAACTCAACTTCGTAATACTCATTTATGAAAGAATCATTGTCTTCTACCTTAATTATTTTTGTAATATTTTCGTTTTCTAGTGTGTATGACAAAAAGTTTTCTTCTTCATCTAGATCAAAAGAAAAACTTTCATACGAAATATTTCCTGATGTTGCAATAGCACTTTTTTCTAATAATAAAAAAGTGTTATTATTAGAAGTCGTTGTTTCGTTCACCTTATAACCTTTTTTAAAGTCAACATCTTCTGAAAGGATGAAGTTTACGCCACTATTAGTCAACATTTCAGTTTCTTTGTGAATAACAGGTAAGTAATTTTTGTCTGGGAGCTCATTGTTTGTTGAGTCTACTGGGACTAGTATTAAAAAGTTTATGATAACACTTGAAGGTGAGGCAAATCCAGCAGTTAGATTTGCCTTTTTAATATGTTGTAAAAGCCCATGCTCAGTGACGGCTGTTTCATAATCGAGTTCATTTATTTGTTGATCAATGTAATAAGTTAAAGATTCACCTACGATTGCTGCAAAGTCTAAAAGCATACCACCTAGCGAAGCTTCAGAGAAGTCAGAAATCTGGTCTTTAAAGTTTGCTCGAGCATATTCTAAAAGCTCAGACTTAAACTCCTCTTTGTTTTTGTTAATAAGCCTATTTCTATTGAAATACTTTCGCTCTTTGTTAATAATACTTACATTAGACATTTTTTTACCTCGAAGTCAATAATTTAATTATCATCTGTCTTTCTTCTTCTAACTCACTAACTATATAATCTATTTTTATTTCATAAAATCTAGGATTATCATAGGTTTCTTTAATTAAAACACTAGCAAAGTTAGTAAGGTTAATAAAAGGCATAAATTTATTAACAGATGACTGTATTTCTTGCATTGCAATGTCTTCTATATTATCAACACCAGTTGCATTGTATAAATCAATTAAGTTTGTGCCAAAATCTGGCATTCCTAGATACTCTCCTTTACGCGTTAATATCAAGTTTTTTAAATTAACTTCGATTTGATCTTCTATACTGTATGTCATTTCAAACATAACTGAGCTATCTTTTGTAGAAGGTCGTAAAGGAAGCTTTATCCCAATAGGTTTTTTCGAAAAATTTTCTATTTTTGACTTGTATTTTTCTTTTTTGATAAAATCTTTGACAACTTTACCTGTTCTTTTAAAAGCAATTTTTGACATTTTTTACCTTGTTTTATTGTCTTACTTAATATAATCTTTTTACTAAATATGGCGTTTTAAACTTAATCAAGACGATTTGGTAAATTTGCTCAACATTTTTTCTAAATTGTTTTCAATATTTTCTAGTCTTTTATAAAGATTTTCATTGTCGTTTGCTTTAAATTCGCTTATTAAACTTTGAAATTGACTGTTGCCGACTGTGTCTAGAGAAACGTCTATTATTTGTTTTTGTGTAGTGAATTCTGTTGATAATGCACCTAAAGGTGGTAAAGCAGCAGAAATTATCCCAGTGACTGTTGATAGATTTTGATATGTGCTAGAAATATTACTTAAGACATTTATGAGGTTTTCGTTTGTCTCATGTGACTTCTTGAATAAATCTTTTATTAAATCAATACTTTCTTTTTGAACACTTAATAATTCTTCAATGAAATCTTTTAACTGTTCACCTAAAACAATACTTTGCATATTATCTGAAAAACTTAGAAAGACCTGCGTATCTTCTAGACTCCTTGCGTTATCACCAACAATTACTTTTTGTGAGTCTAAATTAATCTGCCCTAGATTATTAACGTTTATTTGACTTGGTATATTATCTGGAGAGTTAGGATTAATTAATGTTAATGAGCCTGGGGAATTTTGATGTAAGCAAAAAGTTATACTGTCTGAAATTGCTGTAATTGACGGCAAGTCTTTTAGGAGACTAGGAACTAATGGCGCGCTACTTTTATTATTTTTTGTCACATATGTCTTCTCTGCATTATTTACATCAATCTGTATGCTCGTATTGCTAAAAGTGTTTAGATCACTTGAAATAACAGGTATCCGCTCTTTAAATTTTTCTAGTACAGAGAAGTTGTTTTCACCCGATTCAGAAACTATAAAGCTAGAACTATCATCAAAAGACTCTCTTTTAGAGACATTATCGATATTCGATGCAATGTCATCACTAACATTTTCAGGATTGAAAAAACTATTTGTAGACTTTATCCTTTCAGCGAAAATCTCGTTAGTAACAACTGGACTTAAATCTTTGTAGATATGAACTTCAACTAAGTCTGCACTTCTTTTTTCATTTACATCACAATTTTCAATTACTATCTCTGTTATATAGTTAAAAGATTTTTTCCTTTCATCAGCACCTGCTACTATTTCAATTTTACTCTTGTTTTTGCTCTTTTTTGAGGAAGTAAGATTAATAAAGTTATTGTAAGACCCTTGCAATACTGTGTCTTCTGCGCTAAAATAAACGCTTGTAGAAGGCTTTAAGTCTAGACTTCTAATCTCGTTTTGATAGTAATTATTGATCTTTTTTAGTGTTTTATGTTGATTTAAAACTGGCTTGAACAATACATCACTTGTCTTATTAAAATTATCAATAGATTCTAGACGACCTGTTATTCCTTTTTTGTTGCTTTTAATTGATTTTATATGATCTTTAGACGTCAAATAAAATTCTCTATCAGAAAAAGTATAAGAAGTATCTTCTGTATTGAGAAGACTATGAACTCTTCCTAAATAATATCCATCCAGATTGTCATATGAATATTTATAAAACCATATAGTTTCACCAATTTTAATAGGAGTGGATATATGTGAAGAAATAAATGGAATCGCTACATTATTTTTTTTTGTTTCGACAAATTCTGAATTATTGCTTTCTAAAGAACATAATATTGTGTTACTTGGTAAAGATGAAACAAACCTTTTATAACTAAAACCTTCATTAAATCCTGGAAAGAAGTCTTCTAGGATATTAAGTGAATTCAAGTCCTGGATAATTCTATCATAATCACCAGCTAATTCTTTAACAATGTAAATAACTTTAGCGCGAAAAAACATGTTAAAATCCTTTAGTTATTTATCTTGTCAAAAATATCTTCTACAGACACCTCAGAAGACTTTTCTTCTTCTTTTGAAACAAGCTCAGCAATTTTCAATATTTGATCGTTTGATTTACTCATTCTTTCAATATACTTTGACATTATTGAGCCAATATTCATATGTTCGTTCATACCAGCTCCTGACATTGAAATATATGCATCGCTAAAAAGCATTTTTGCTTTTTCTCTATCTTCTAACGCATTTTCATATATTTCTTTCCAGAGCATTTTTTTCTTGTCTTCAAGCGTATTAATTTCTTCTAGAATGCTAGTAAAGTTTTTTATTTGCTCTTCTTTTTTTTCAACTTTACCGATTTTTTTTGATAAAGATTCTATTTCATTAACTTTCATTTATTCACCTCTTAGCTATATATGTCGAATATATTATCAACTCCTACAACTTTATTTGCATGTTTTCTTATTGTAGAAAGTGAAGAACTTAACTCAGAGCTAGACAAGCCTGATATTTCTCTTAAATAAACAAAAACTGCTCTTTTATTTAAATAATCTAAATTATCTATGTTATCAAATAAGTAAATAACTGCCTTTACACATTTAATATCTCTTTCTCTTTTAAGCTGCTTTTCAACATGTTTAAACATATCAATTACAACATTTGGTCTATTATTTTTACGCTCAGCATCTTCAGGAGACAATTCTATACTAACTCTAGAAAGAGTTTTTTTATCAGAGTTCGACAAACTTTCACTACAGTCAATAGACACATTTCTTTTAGCGTTTTTCATTAGCCTTCTAGAATTAATTGTCAGCCAGTTTTTGGCAACTACGTTATAGTACGAAAATGCTTTAGTTCCTTTTTCTGGGTTCCACTTATGAAGTGTTTCAAATAAGAATGTAGTGCAATCATTCTTTAAGTGGTTTATGTCTTCGTTAGAAGCTTTAAATTTATATACTGCAACTAAACTATTTACTAATTCTGTAAATGCCGGCATAATGTATTTTACATATAACCTGTCCTTTGTTTTTTTGACTTCACAGTTTTGATACTCAATAATTTTTTCCTGGGTTTCTAAAGTAAAGTAATTTCTTTTTTTAGACTTTTTTCTAGTTTTCACAACATCATTCATTTTGATCCTTCTCACTGCTGTTATTATATGCACTTGTCAAAGAATCAGATATTTCTAGAATTACTTCTTGAACTTCTTTAATCTCGTTCAATGTTTTTTTGACTTCAGGACTATCAAAAAAAACTGGTATTTCTAGAATTGCTGTTATTCTGTTATGCTTATCATCTAGTTTTTCTAAAGCATCTTCTAAAACATCATTAATATTTATAATTACCATTGCAAATTTAATGCAGTAGTATATTGTAAATGCTAAGGTAATTAATAATGTAGCAAGTAATATAATCATTTGTAATTCTCGAATAATTTTCTATAATCACTCTTAATCTTATTAGAATTGTATAATTGTTTAATTATTTTTTGTCTCTGTATCGCAATTTTCTGGTATTTTTCTTTGTTACTGAAAAAGTCTTTAATCTTTGAATTCATATCTGACTTAGAAAATTCTGTCCAGAATGCTGTTTTGTCTTTATCAACAAAATTAATATCTTGATTAAAACCCACAAAATCAAAGTCGACCTTAATAAAATCATCTTCTAGAAACTCTTTATAGGCTGAATGGTTTGTTGCAATAATTGGAAGACCACATGAAGCTGCTTCAATAAATGGTAGACCCCAGCCTTCTGCTCTTGTCCCAGAAAGCATACATGATATATTTTTACTTTTATATAATTTTTTGAGCTCTTTTAGATTAAGAGAACCGTAGACAAGACATATTCTATCTTCTTTAATTTCACCTAAGAGAGATCTAAGATTTTCTCTAATTGTTTTAAAATCATTTATCGTATACTTTCCTTTGTTGATTTTCAATACAATACCAATATCTTCATTATTCAAAACAAAGTCATAAGCACATTTTACAGTTTTAAGAATATTCTTTCTATCAGAAATTCTGTTGTTGCTAGTTACTTGACCAATTATTAAAATATTGTTCTTTTGTCTTAAATTGCTAAGAAAATTACTATCTGCACTTATCTTGTCAAAATCGTCATAATACCATTCATTTACTACGTTTATCTCAGTTCTAAGCTTAGTTTTACTTGTTTCTGAAGTCTTAATAAATGCAGACTTTGCAAACTCAGATGGAACAATAACCATGTCCATGTCATTACAGAATGATATCCAATTCTCTTTGACAATGTCTGCTTCAAATCCTGCAGTAATTCCGACGTTTTTATCAGCAAGGTTTTCCCACT